CATCAACTCATCCTTCAAAATTGTCATCAACCCGTAGAGGTGGCAAAGGTTAGAATTGCCCAGAAAATCCTCATCCGTGAGTGCATAACCCTCACGGATGGACTTGTTAACGTTCTTCTTAATCTGTGCTGCTTCCTTATCAGAAACGAACTCAGTCTTAGACATCACCTCACGGATCAAATCAATGATCGGGGGCATCTCAAACCCGTCCGCACCTTCCAGATAGGAACCCGACCAAATGTATGCCTTAGGGAACACGAACTTACAATAAGATGTGTCAGTGATGATAAACCTCATCGGTGCTGCTATAGCATCACGCAGGTCAGATTCTGCGGTGTAAACTGTATGTGGAGCAATGATGATTTCTTCGGTTACGACATCATCGAACTGATACGTAATCGTGTTTGGGGTATACTCATCAGACCCACCGAAACCAATAAAATCGCCCTGAAAAATGCCTTCGGTACGTGGCAGATAATCAAAGCATTTGTGGAGGATTTCTGCTACCTCACCCGTGTGGTTAGTATCAATGTCCTGATGAGATTCGTTGATCTTAATCTTCACTTTATTGAAGACAGATTTGGTGCCAACGAAGAAATTTCCAGAGGCAGGATTAACGCCCCAAACGATAGCGGGAGCACCATCAACTTTCACAGAAAGATGAAACTCAGACTTGATAGATTGCAGGAACGAAGTATCACCGGTCAGGATGGTATCTTCGGGGTGTTCGATGTGAAGGTTTTGAGTCATAATGAAGAGATAAAGTGAGAACAATTGAGGGGGAGATGAGTCCCCCAGAGTTGTCATCCTGCCAGACGCATTCCGTCAGTGAAAGGAATAATCCGCAGTGCCTCTTCAGTCAGGTCAAACATCTGAATGAACCACTCATATTGCTTCTGGAAAATATACTCTTGCTTGGTTCCGCAGGTATATCCAAACTCACCAAGAATTGCATTCAGTCGTGACTTTGTAGTTTTGGTCTGATAACCACCATCATAAAGTTTCAGGAAGTCATCACCAACCTCAGCAATCTTAGAACCGTGGAGATACACATAAGAGGCACCATTTTGCTGAGAAACTACCTCAGTGTTTGCAGATTTCCAATCGATACCATTTTTGATTGCGGCAATCATTTCGGATTCGATCTTACGCATGAAAGAGAAGAGAAGGAACAGAGGCGGGAGGGCGCGATCCCCTCCACTCCCTTAAGATAGTCGATTTTGGAGGCAGTGCCAAAATCTTGTGACACTACCCCAACTGACCACCCTATTGTCCGTTTGTGTAACTACCGAGCAAATGTTCACCCTGACGAACTTCGGCATAACCAAATTCTTCAGAGAGATCTAGACACAAACCCCATGCATCATCAATATCAACGAAGGAGGAATTTTCATAAGGTGCAGATGGGCAGTGAACAGAATAACGCATAAAAGAAAGAGCAATTGTGCAGGGGTCAGTGTACATCAATCAGGCAAAGTTGTATTGGGTTTGGTTACGATTGTCTGCTGCTTCCCAATAAGTGTAGAAATCATTCCATGCTGCTTCGTTATCAACAAAGGAATCAATTCCCAGTTGCTCACAGACAAAATCATATGCCATATCTACATCGGCATTTGTGTCATTCACGAAGGACAACATTTGTCCCATGACATAATCCCAAGACTGTTGCATTTCGGGGGAAAGTGTGAAGATTGGAGTTGCCATTGCGTGTGTTCCTTTGACTCTTCTACAATACACGGTTTTGACCCCTGTGCCCATTTTGTGTGACACCTTGCCAACTGGTCGGGCAGCCGACTCAGTTAGTGTTACTTTAGAACGTGACGGTAGTCTATACTTTCTATGCACCATCCTGATGCACAACTAATCTCCTCAATTAGATCCTCCTCACTGTCAACATCCCACACGGTGCCAATGTATGCATTAGGCAGCATTTCTTCAGTTTCGAGTTGATCTTTGCTGGTCCAATCATCATCATCGAGTGAACAATCGAACGAAATGTCGGTGATTTGGAATTGCATTAGTTTCAGTAGTCAGTGTTACCTTTGATGTAAGATTCTACGTCAAACTTATCATCTTTCTCCCATTCTTCTTTGTACTCAATGACATCGTAGATTTCGCCAGGCATGTCATTCAGTTCCTCGAACAAAGTGTCAAACATTGGGCAATTCCTGAACACTTGATAACAATACACGATTTTGGTGCCCTGTGTAGTTCTAGTGTTCACTTCAAGAACTGGCACACGAAGTACTTTAAATCACAAAAAATGCGCTAATGAAAAACATTAACGCATTCGATTAATATTCAATTGTGCCAAATCACGAACTGGCACAATCAATAGATATCTGCCAGTTCCTTGATGCTAATATCGACTTTCTCATCGCCTTCCAATCCTAGAAGATCTTTCCAGTCCAAATCTTCTAGTGGAAAGTCATCATAACACTCGATGTCAAGTGTTACACTTACCATGCGTTTGCGTGTCTGTGTGTACATGTGAATCTCGTGTGATATGTGCTCATTATATCATGCATAGTGTCTGTATGCAAGCTCGTTATAATCACATGAGTCTCGTGTGTACTCATCGTCATCATTGTATGTCTCGTATTCATCTCGCATAGATGATTGTGAACATGCCATATGATGCTCGCACATCTCGACGAGATCATACGTATATGACTCGTTGTTAAACTCGTAATTGAATTCGTAGTCGTCGTACATGATTCTCGTCGAGATTTGATGTTACATTGATATTATACCGATATCTCGTCGAGATGTCAAGAGAATATCTCGACGAGATCCATAACCAATATTTATATAAGATCTCGTTTCAATTTAAGGGTCTCATGATTTTTCGCCGCCCCGTGTCTTGACAAACTGCGCGTCTTATGATACGCTCGCTTAGTCCACAAGACCTGGAAGGGTTTTATAGGGTCTTAAACACAAGACCTGGAGGGGTTTCTAAAGATGTGAACACAAGACCTGAAGGGGTTTCTAAAGACCTAAAGAGTAACTACACAGTATCTAAAGAGTAACTAGAGAGTATCTACACAGTATCTCAACACCTTATTGCTAATGATTCTCAATAGCAAACAATTAACACTTTTATATTTAAAAATACCTTTTTAATAGTTTTTTACCAATTTTTAATAATTTTAACTCTTTTCCAACACAATATTAAAAGAAATAGTGACTCTATCAGTATCGGATTGATTCGCACCAACATAATGAGGAAGATAAGAAGGAAACAACAAAAGTGTTCCTGTTTGTGGAGATAATCGCACATGTTGCTCTAAGTATGCAGGACACTCTTTACCTTTCAAATCATCAAAATAATGACCGTGATTTGCAATCCAATTAAAATCTCTAAGAAAGAAAAAATCACCTTGATCTAATTGAGAATCAGCACTTACATAATAAACACCAGAAAGAAAAGCACCGGGATGAATATGTAACATATTACAATGATTCTTTCGATTAATATTCACCCAATAATTACCAATACAAACCTTAGAATAAGGTGAATAATAAAAGTTATGATAACCCTGATCGAAGATACTACTTGAAGCAGAAGTAATACAATTTAAAAGATCAATAAATGCAGGATAATCATGAGATAAGTCTTTTGATTGATAACCACCATAATTAGAAAATTTTCTTCCTTCTTGATTATGTTCTAATTCGTAACAAGCAGATAATATTTTTTGATTATCAAGATCATCAATATCAATCCACCAATAAGGAGTTGGAAAGATATATTCACTCTGAATCATCATTCAATTTTTTCCCACTTTTTAATCGGACATTCTGAAACTTTAAACTTAACTTTATGAGTCAACCAACAACCACATTGTTTACAACGTTTTTGTTTTGGTGAGAAATAGGGGCATTGATAACAAATATTCAGACGTTCATTTTGTTGTTCGGCAGTTGCAAAAATAAGTTGATTATAACTATCATGTTGATTTGATTTTTTAGGTACAACACCTTTAACAACTTCAACAACAAACTTACTTAAATTCTTACCTTGTTCGGGTAATGATGGAAACTCTTCTTTATCTTGCATTGTAGAACCATCCTGTAATTACATACTTAGTTCCGGCCAGGACCATATTACCTTTATGAGCATGAGTATAACCAGCAGGCCAAATGAGTAACTTTCCACGTTCAGGTCGTATCCTTTTCTTATAATATAAAAATTCTGTTTCTCCTCCTTCATAATCATCATTCAAATAAAGCATCCAAACACCAATACGATGAGAAATATCTTTTGAACCTGAACTTTCATCATGCCAAACATGATAACCACCACCAGTTGGAGTCTTTTGTACTTTTTGAGTTAAACTGAAAAAAGGATGAGTGTTTAAAGTTCCAAAGATAGTTGTATATTCACTCCAACATTCATGTAAAACTTGATTTAAATAATCAGATGATGGTCCGGTCATATGTGATTGCATTTCTTTTAAATCAAAACCCCAATCAAATCGTCCGGCACAAGTATCATTAAATTGTTCTCCACCACAGAAAACAGCACCAATATTATGATAATAATCAAAAGTATCAATAATATTCTTACATAAAGAACTATCAATTACATTAGAATATGATCCAATAAAATCTTCATATTCTCCACGATTATCAGTTTGTGTCATCATTTTCTTTTTTAAATTCTATCGTTGCTGGCATTGCTGGCATTGTATCATAATCAATATCATCCATGTTTACAAAATCAATATTATCCATATCTATTATATCATAATTAATCCATTTTAAATAATCATCTCCATTCTTTTCATACAATTTTAAAAACTCCTCATGATGATTTTTCCAACTTCCATCTTCAGTTATCATTGGATACCATTGCTCCTCAGGACATCTTTCAAGAAATAATTTTGTCTTTCCCTCTAACATACAACCACATCTTCTACATCCATGAAGTTCAATCGTTCCAAATTCTTTCATTAATTCTTCTTCCTCATCCTTTTCAGGTGGTGGAAGTTTTTCACATAAATCACAAGATTTACATATTTTCATTCTTTGCTCTATTTCATTCTCATCACACTCTAAATCATGTGCATTTATACTAATATACAATGCAAG